ATCATCTGCCATGAGTTGTCCTAATATGTAAATAAAGGGTGCCCGTAGACACCCTGTTATTTAGACGTGAATTAACTCGTCGTATTTGATTCCCAATATTGAATAGCAAAGGTAACTTCGAAGGTTTCCAGTGCATCAACGGTATCATAATCTAACGTGATAGCACCAACACTTGTTGGAAAACAACCTCGAAAGTTATATCGTTTCAATACAGTACTGTCACGATCTAACTGATCAACTATGAGGTCCGACTGATAATCGACGGGATTGCTGAATCCAGTATTAGCAGAATGCGAATTGATTCCGTTTAACCATCTTTCCATGGGATCTCGAATTGCAAAATCGGTATCGTTAATGATAGTAACGCTCCAATCTTCAAATACACGATCTCCTGCAATCTTTAACTGCCTGCCCCGAAAGGGTACCGTTAGTACACCTGTCGTGCTTGCCGGTAAGGCTGCAGCCTTACAGAGGAATGATGTCAGTTCGACATCACCCCCAGCATAGGAAGGAAAGTTAATAGTTGCGTTAAACAGATTCGGTCTAGCACCACCACCACGCAGTTTAGATTTAAAGTCATCGACTCCTAAAATTGCCATTGTTTATTTCTCCTTAGACCGTGCCGACAACTTCATCAAAGTCAACACCCGTTCTAACTGCCACGAAATTAAGCGTGATAAAGTTAATTGAACGTGCTGGTTTGATAAAGCAAGAAGCAATGAATCGGTTAGCATCAATCACTGCCGCAGTGTTGTTTGTTTCGTCACAAACTACCCTGAAATCAGTAATACCTCTTCTCCCTTGAATTTCCCTCAAGAAAGGTTCTACTATGTTAACAAATTCTGCGCGAGTAAACTCATCGTTGAATTCGAACAGTACATTTGCGGCCGCCGCCTTAATGGCGCGTTCGATTACAAGGAACAACCTACGAACGTTAATGCGATCAAATGCACTTGGGCGAGACTCTTTAGTCTTGTCGCCATATAAAATAATCCCTTGTCCCGGAAGGTTTACAATCGGATTAACACCAACTTTATATAGAGTATCTCTTGCATTTCTATTAGCATTCCATGCGAGAGATGTTACCCCAAAGTAATTACCACGCCGTTGTCCGGCAGGAGAGAACCATGGTGCAGACACTTGATCAGTTAACGCGAGAAGACCCGCTGTAGAACTGGCGGCAGGAATGAAAACATACTGGTCATTGTACTTGTCGTAAACTTTTAAAAAGTTGTTGTCAAGTATCAAGTAACTAGAAGAAGACAGTTCGTTCGAGAAAGTTTTAATTGCATTAACAATCGCCGTGGGATTTGCTTGATTCAGCACGTCATCTCTACAGGGACTTGAAACTACCACGCAGTCTTTTCTCTGACTACTAGCAATTCCTGTCAAGTTAGCAACAACCGTTTTCTGTGCAATTCGACTAGTCATACTAGGGGCAATTAAAAAATCAACCGTAATAGTTTCGGGATCTTCGAAAGAATCGAAACCAGTATCAACATCACCCTCGTCTAATACGTTGCTTGCAACCCCACCTGACAAACTTGAAGTTTGTACAGAAGTTGTTACTTGAGTGAATCCAGTAGATACATTCCCTAATTCTGAGAATGATGCGAGATCTGCTGCACGAACGTAGTTAGATTTAGCATTTAAAACATCTAACACATAGTTAGATGAACCGTCTGCGGTCTTGGCATCACCCGCCAAAGAAGCATAGGGAAACGTTTCAAGGATAGTGCCTGGAATTCCAGTAAAAACACCGTCTTCATCGATAATGGCTACGTGAACTTCGTCATTACTACCACCGAGATCAGACACATACTGTGACGTTCCGGGTGCACCATCAAACTCTGCAAACACATTAGTAGTACCAATAACCCAACCATCAAAAGATGCATCACCACCCGATACTGGGCAGAATGAAACCTGTAAACTATTACCTGCCGTACCAGCATACTTCGCAATAATTTGCTCTGCGTTGAGACCAGATTTATCTGATTCCCATGTTTCTGCATTTTTAACCAGAACACCGTCTGCGTTAGTAACCGCAGTTAAAGTGGCATTACCTGCTTCACTGTCAGTAACCGTAGGTACTCCAGTGTAACCGCTGCCCGTGTCTGTAATGGTGATAGATTTAATACCTACTGTGACTGTTACATCAAGTGCATTGTCTCCACCGCCACTCGTATTAATTGTAGTATGTCCGGTTAAGGAGTCCAGAGTTCCAGAAAAGGAACCTCCGCTACTGAGTGAAACTGAAGTTACAATACCACCCGGATCGACTGCAAGTACTGTACCTGTAGCATTAGTACCAGTTCCTAAATCGATTTCGAATGTATCGCTGACCGCATAACCTGTACCACCATCAGTAGGAGTACCGGTGATGCCTTTGATTTCCATTGCTGCGGTTGCTGCTGCACCTGCACCACTGCCACCGGTGAAACCAATGGTTGGAGTGTTGGTGTAGTTGTTGTTAGTTCCTGCAACTGTAACCGAAGCTACAATACCTGCACCCGCAATAGAAGCATTCACTGCTCCTTCTTGCGTTCGAACAACATACAATGTACTAGCATATTTTAAAAAATATGCCGCAGATAGAAAGTCAATTGATGTAGCGTCTGAGTTTAATGCGGGAGATCCAAATGTTTCCGCTAAAGCTGCTTCGTTAGCAACTAGAACCGGTTGTTCAATTGGTCCCCAATTAAAGTTCCCCACGAATGCCCCAGTAGAAGTATCAACTGCCGGGACTACACCCGTAAGATCAATTTCCTTTACTGTGATATTAGGAGACGCGAATTGATTTGCCATAATCGTGTCCTTTTCGTTTACCTATGATATGATTTCATAATACGGTTAGATTCTCAATGCTTTTATTTATAAAAAATTAAAAATCAGGATCATAAACTACGGACCAATTACCTCTTTCTATGTCTTCTTGTGACAATATTTCGTTGATCGCATCGGTACCATCATCGATGTATCCAAAGGGAACAATGTTATTTTCTATTTCTTCCATTCGATTGGCAAACATCATTTCTTTTAGATTGATGTCTGTCATGTCAGAGAAAAACTGAGTGGTTACGAAGTACCCCAGCATAACTAAATTCATAACCAGATCGTCATGATTTCCATCGGATGCCTCATAAGACTGTCCTTTACCTACGAAAGTAGACACTTCAAGAATAGTCTTTTCATCAACAAGTTCTAGTTTGTTGGTCTCCAAAAGATCTTTAAACCCCGAACAACCAAGACGCTTGGTTTTTCGATTCATTTCTACCCCAATGTGGGAAGACTTTACTGCGGAAGATACATGGGTATTTTCGTATTCAAGATCATGATAAAGACCATTACATACTACCCCACCCTGATCATTTGCTTCGACAACCACATAAGCATTATTGTAGACAACAGCGTACTTATATATAATATTAGGGAAGAGTATTGGAGAAATAGTGTTGTTCCGATACACAGCCACTTGACTAAAAGGGCGTGTCGTAATGTCAATAACAGTGAACGTAGAATAGTCCTGACCTCTTCCTTTCGAGACATCAACGGTCATGATGTACTCGTGGCTCGGCCGAGTTTCTGAATAGATGGACAATAGACCGCCCTCTAAGACCCGCAGAGGCGCTTTTGCTCGTAATGACATTAGCGTCTCTGCATTTATTAAAGTGTCGCCTGTTCCAAAGAAAGTGTTGCCAAATTCTTGGTCAAACTGTAGTTGGGAAGTGTTTGATATGGTCTCTGTTTTCCATTTCTCATCTCGTCCCGGCACATCCCACCAATCGACTCTGAATGGTTTGTATTCGTTTATTCCTTGATTTGCACCTTCCCAAATTTTATGGTAGATATTACCAATCCCATTGGCAGTCGAGGTTATGATAACCTTAGTATCTTTACCGGCAGAGACTACGGGGTAGGTTGAAGTGTAGAATTCAGATGCTCGCTCAACAAAAGCAAACTCATCGAGATAGAGCAGATTGACAGACATACCACGAATAGAACTCCCAGAGGTAGAAGCAGCAACAATCCTAGAGTTATTAGAAAAATCGATAGAACCCTTATTGAGAGTCTTACAACCAGGTTGTAGAAAGAATGGCAAATTCTCAAGCATGAGCGTGATACGTCCAAGCATTTCTCGTGAAGTGGAACCTTTGTTTGCGAGGACTGCGATTGTTTTTTCAGGTGTGAAAATTGCGTACCAGAGAAGATAGGCGACTGACGAAATTGATTTGCCAGATTGTCTGCAAGCAAGTACAATGTTAAAACGATTATCGTTAAAAGATTTGAACATACGTTCTTGATAGGGATAAAGATTAAAAGGAACAAGTCCCCTATCCAACGAAATAATTTTGAGATAGGTTTCCGCAAAATAAGCGGGACTATCCATACATTTTTTATATTCAAGAACCTCGTCCTTTGTCCATTCTTGAACTACACCGTCTTTCTTTACCAGATGATTGTATTGATAGGTATCATTTGACATTCGTATTGCTTGAGTCATCTTGTTCAATCACCTTTGCTTCATCTTTTAATAATCGTTGTAGATCAGTAGTGCTTCCTAAAAAAACATTGTTGTTTGTAATTTGTTTTGTTTCAACTTTTTCCGGTAAAGTAATATCTTTATGTTTTTTATTTAGATCCATAAGTTTATCAGTAACGTCTGCTACATTCTTTATCATACCAGATAAGACTTCGAATGCGCGAGGATGTTCTGACTCACGTGCCACTTCAATCATAAGATCAAGACCCCGCTTACCACCCTCAATCAACTCTAAGTAAGTGTCCCGAGAGGTCTCGTAATCTTTACTAATGTTTGGATTTTCATCTTTCATAAGTTTTTATACTTTAATTGTTATCTATGCGCTGTGCTGCTTCAAATCCAGCAGTCAATACAGTCGTTCCTGTACCAAGAACTCCTGAATACTCCTTGATAATAAACTCAATGTAGATAGGTGTAGTAGTGCCTATTCCTGTCAACTGGTTAGGTGGGACTGCCGCAACATCACACTTCAACTGAATTTTAATATCTTCATCCATTTGAAACCATGCTGGGTTCGTATCATCTTGTTCCCATTGAACATTAGTCACCCCTGCTTCGTTACCGTTTAAATTCGTTGTTCCTTTGAACAGGAATATAGTGTCGTAACCGCTAAAATTAACTGGCGAATTCGGGAAATCACTAGATCGTGTAGTATTGCCAGGTAATCTGGTGCTCTTAGTATTGTCTAGGTAACAATTCACTTGGATTTGATAATCATCACCAAAACCTGCAACATGTTCAGATGCATCTACCCAGTTATCACTGGCTATAGCAGGAGTAACACTGTTTGTAACTACGGTTCCTGTACTGAAATTATCAATAAAAGAGTTTGCAACTGTAGCATCACCGTTATTAAATAAAGTGACTTCGGTAAATACCTGACCTCCGCCTGATGCACCATCTAAGTCTATATCAGTAGATGTTGTTGCAAAGGCAAAATTGATAACTACTGGATCATCTGCCACAGTAATCGTTGCAGTGGTTGCTACTTCGCTTCCTGCGCTCACATCATCAAACAATTTACCAGTAAATGTTTCACCATCATCTACACCGTCTGCGCCTCCTGCTCCCGCAAGTGTCACATCAACAGTGGCAGGAGAGAATGATGTTCCATTCCATGTAACAGTAG